CGCCGTGCGAGGTGCCGATGTAGGTGCCGGACTTATCGACGATGTCCCACCAGATCGCCCCGTGGCGCAGGTTAGCGCCCGGCCACGGATCAGGATCCCCATCAAGGTAGCGGGTCGGGACCACCGACAGTTCGGCGTCCTCCAGCATGATGTGCGCCATGTCATGCCAGTTAGACCAGCGCGACGACACAATCCCCCACAACGCACCCGACGCCATCGAATCGATGAACGACAGCGGCTTGACGACGTTGTGCCACTGCGACATATCCAACGCGGTCAGGTATGAGCCGAAATCCAGCGGATCATCGGGGATGGTGATGATCGGGTTGTGCTCGCGGAGGAACTGCAAATGCAGGCTGAGCAGGAGAATCCACGGCACAGGGCCGGCAAGGATGAAAGCCCGCGGGAACTGGAATGCCGCCGGCAGGAACGGATTAGACCAAACGGAATACCATTTGGCGTTCTCGTAGTCGTGCAGCCACGTGACGATGAGCTGCTCGTCGCCGTCATCGGTGACCCGGTAGACGGCGTTATCGAGACGCCCACCCCACCGGGCACCGCAGTACTCGGTGATGATGTGGACGTTGCGTTTCTCGCCGCGGTCGATGCGGCCCTGCATGTCCCAAATCCACTGAGCCTGATGCGACTCGAATGGGTGGACGGTCTGGCCGGGACCTGAGTCGTTGGAGATCCATGAGAACTCGGCGGAGTACAGTTCTTCGCCGAGGACGTGCTGGAGCTGCATTTCCCCGTCGTAGAGTTGGGGGGTGGGCTTCTGGCGTCGCAGGGCCTTCTCGGCGCGCTCTTGCCGGATAGTGGCATTCCAGATCGCGGCGCACTGTTCTTCGAGGGTGAGGTTGTCTGTGTCGAGATCAACCGCGTCGTAATCGAGTTGCTGAATCATCTAGACCAACAATCCGATGGTCGTGTCCGGTATACTGGAGGTTATGAAAACCTGTGCTGCGTGTGGCATTTCGAAACCTCCTAATGATTTCTATCGGCACAAAGAGCGGGCTGACGGTTTGCAGCGTTCATGCAAGGTCTGTCAGCGTGACCAGCGGCGAAACAGTCGCCGGGTTGCCGCCGAGGCAACCAAGCCTGAGCTTCCGGTCGCCCTGCCCGGTGAGCAATGGCGGCCAGTGGTGACGTATGAAGGCCTCTACTCGGTATCGAACCTAGGGCGGGTTCAATCTGAGGGCCGAGTTGTGGAAAGGGTCGACGGAACAACTTGCCTCGTCCACGCTCGGATACTCACGGCAGTACCCGATCCCAAGGGTTACCTGAGGGTCAACCTGTTCAGGGAAAACCGGGGAATCACGGCATACATCCACCAGCTCGTGCTTTCGGCATTCGTTGGCAACCAGGCGGAAGGGCTTGTTGTGCGCCACTTGAACGGCAACAAGGCCGACAACCTACTTGAGAACCTGCGCTATGGAACTGCATCGGAGAACATGCAGGATGCCATCCTCCACGGGACACACCGAAACACTTACAAGACGGAATGCCCTAGCGGTCACGCTTACACCCCTGAGAACACGGCGTACTACGGCGACCGTAAATCGCGGTACTGCAAGACCTGCCGATCCGGCGGGCGAACAACCCCGGCATGGACTCGGCGCCGGTAGCCTTCAATCTCGTCCCCATGGCGCAGTCCACCTGCGCGGTTGAACCAGGATCGCCATCGCCCCACCCACCGGAGCCCCCGTGTAGGAGATCGGCAACAGAGTCTTCGGGGTGTACGGCGGGACCACGTGCATGAACGCCTGACCGTTCGGCAACAACGCCGGTAAAGCGTTGGTGTAGTTGTGGTCCCGCACCATCAGATCGTTCGCCGTGTCCAACGAGATCACCGCGCCGCCCTGCACATCCGTGATCGGCTGCAACGCGATAACTCGATTCCCGTACACCCCGCCCGGCCGCCGTGAATACTTGGCGCCCTTCCACGAGAAGTCCGGGATGTTCCACTGAGCACGCGTGAGAATCCACTTGATCTTCATCGGCCGGTCAGTCGGATTCGACACCTCGATGAACCCAGACGCCGACCCCTGGCCACCCGAGAACCGTGTCTTGTGGTCGGGCTGATACCAGTGCGGCTGCGCGGCACGCAACTTCAGGATCGGATTTAGGTACTGCTGCTCAATCGGATCAACATCGGACTCGACCTCGGGATGCTCGTACATCATCACGTCGAGGCGGCGTTCACCCGACTTGTATGTGTCGATGTGCAGGGTGGTGGGTTCCGGGTTGTCGTCCCACTCGTCCTCTTCGTACTCGAAGATGCTGAGGAAGTCGGACTCGTTGTCTTCCATTGCCCGGTCGGGGGTGTCGGTGACGTGGAAGCCCATCATCAGGTCGCGGTGAAGCCACTTCACGGCCTTCAGCGTCGAGCCCTCTTGGAAGGCACCGGTTTTGTAGCTGGTCTGCACCGGGGAGTGGAAGATGCCCTTTACCTGGCCGTGCCCGGACCACACGCCTTCGGTTCCGGCGTCTTCGCCGTGGGTGTGGAAGATCCCACCCCTGCCGGTGAACCACATGCACCGGACCTTTTCGTCGAAAAAGTCGGGCTGCTCGATGAACGGGTTGGTCATCCCCGGCCCCGATAGCGCATGGTGTCGAGTTGGCGGCGGTCAACCATCTGGCGCTCCAACTCTTTGACGTCCTTGACGGTGGCGTTGATGGTGTAGTTGAACTGCGGGCCGCCGGCCATTGCGGGTTCGGCGACGGGTGCGTTCGCCAACGAGTTCAACGTCCCCCACTGGTCGTGGTTGAAGACTGGCATCGGTTCGGCCTTCTTGGTCAGGTTCATCGCCAACCCGCCGGGGGGTAGCCAGCCGCCCTGGTCGTGAACGGTGGGGATGATGGGCTTGAGGAAGTCCAGGGCGGTCTGCTGGTTCGCGGGCGGCGGTGCGGCTTGCCCGACCGTCTGCCCGACACCGGGGGGTGGCCCAGCGGGAGGGTTGGGGACGCCGGGAGCTGCGCCTGTACCGTCGTGGCCGGGAGTCGCGCCGGGCAGGGGCGCCATACCGGGAAGCGGCGGTTGACCAGGCTGCCCTGGTACCTGCTGGCCGGGTGTCTGCTGGCCGGGCATCATCTGGCCGGGCTGCAACATCTTGCCCATCGCCTGGGACAACAACTGCTGCGGCATGAACCCCGTGGGGTCTGTCGTCAGGATGCGTGGGGCGCCAAACGGGGTGAGCTGCTCGATCAGCGCGTCCGTGCCGATACCGAGCATCTGCGCCCCGTACTCGACGCCCCGCTTAGCGGCTTGGGTGCCCAAACCAATGGCGAATTGGGCGGCGGCTCCTGCGGCGGCTCCTGCGGCTGGTGCCCCCGCGGCGCCGGCCCCCATTGTGCCGCCGGCCACCCCGGCTGCCGCGGCCGAGGATGCAGCTGTGGCCGCGGCGGCGCCGGCCTGGTCGATCAACCCGTTGATAACCTCCGCGCCCATCCCGTAGATCCCGGACAGGAAGCTCTCACCCGCGACGCTGGTGTTCCCGGCCGCTGCCGGGATGTAGCCGCCCGTGCGCATCCCCGTGAACTGCTCGATCTGCCCCTGATACTGGTCGATCTGGTTCACCTGGTCGGGTGTCGGTCCGGGGGGTGCGCCGAGCCCGTTGCCGTGGATGAGCGCGTTCGGGTCCACACCCTGTTGCGCTAGCTGGTCGAGGTGGTCCGGGTTCAGTACCAGTTCGTCTTCGCCGGTGGTGTTGATGCCCAACTGCCCGTCCGGCCACCACCCACCAGTGTCGTACGTCTTGACGCCAGGGAACAGCAAGTCCTGGAGTTGTTGTGGAGTCATGGGGCCGCTAGGGGGTGCTATGCCAGGCGCAAGTGGGCCGGGGGCTCCTGCCGCCGGAGCGACCTGCGGAACAGAGGGCGCGATGTTGCCTTCGCTGCCGGGCTTGTACCAGGCGTGGACGTGGTCCTTGTGATCCTGCGTCGGATCGCCGGTGTTGCCACCGCTGTAGGGGCGGGGCGCCGGCCCCTGTCCATACCCATACGCCTGGTTATTGAAGATCGCCCCGTACACGTTGGGGTCCGACAGGATTTCTTGAAGGACCTTGTTGCCCTCTTCGATGCTCGGGACCATGATGTCCAGCGCACCGTTCTGGTGCTCGCCATACTGATCGGCGGCATGGTCACCAACGGTGTAGCCCTTGCTCTCCCAGTACGGCATCTTTGTGCTGTGCGCGTAATCCCTCGGAGAGGCGCCGGGAAGGAGTCCTCCCGTCGGATCGACGGGAGGTAGACCTCTCCGCTCACGCTGCGCGAGCGGAGGCCCGCCCAGCGTGCCGGGCGCAACCTTCCCGGTCAGCGCGTCGGCCTGCGCCTGCAAACTCTGCGGATCATTCGGCTGGTTGTATGCCGGGTTCTCCTTGCCCACAAGGTAAGACAGCCACGCCGGAATAGCCACCGCCGACAACGCGGAAGCGATGCCCGCACCGCCGATCTTGGCCGAATTCGGCAGATCAGTCTTCAACATGGTCGACATCGACGTCAGCGACGTCAACATACTGCCCACTGCATCAACTACCTGGGCGGACTTGAAGACCAGAAATGCCATCGCCGCGGTTTCTACCAAGCCTGGGAAATTCTCCAGAACCTCAGTGATAGGCGACATGATCAGCGCGACGGCCGACGAGAATGTTGACGCCGCATCATAGATGCTCTTGAAGATGCCCGGCAGGTCCTCCAGGATCGGCCGCCACTGCTCAAAGATCCGGCGGCCTTCAGCGAAGAAGTCCTTCAGCGTGTTCTGGCCCTCAACCGAATTG